GGTCAACGGCGATCAACGTTCGCTTTCCGTAGGTCATGCGGCCCCTTCCCCACCCGGCATGGAGATATCAACGGTGATGCCCTGTACCTCTTCCAGGGTCGTACAGGCATCAAGCCGATCTTCCAGTGCCTGCCGCTGGCCGATGATGGAACCGGAAGCCACGGCAAAGGCGTCGGCCTTGGCAAGCACCCGCTCCACAAGGTCGGGCAGAGAAATGCCCCGTGCCTCGGCCAGCGCCGAAAGAAGCGGCGTTGAAGCCGTAGGGTCGGCGGCATAGGCGCGGGCCTCGGATTCCTGCTTGTCGAACGTGCTGATCTCCCGGTCCGGGTAGGTCGCCGTGAGTGTGGCTATGGCGGCATCGGCGGCCTTATTGATCTCGGAAAGCTTTGCAGCTTTCGTCTGCTCAAGCGTCGGTACGGGCGGCGTGTAGGCCCGCTCCTCCGTTACTATGTCCGGGTGTGCCTCGGCATAGGCGAACACGGCGTCCCATTCTTCCGCGAACTCGGCGGCATAGGGGTAGACGTGGTAGGGCATACCATTCTTCGTGATGACATAGGAATCGTCAGCGGTTCGGTGGATGATTTGCGAAAAATCAATCATTTTACCCTCTTTTTATGCAACACGAGCACAAAGCCCGGCGACAAAGTAATCTGTCGGGGCGTTCGGAATCACTGTTCCCCCCGCTGTATTCGGATAATGCTTCACAGCGCCTTTGCCGCCACTGTCATTGAAGCAGATACACACGACATTATATGTACCACCGGGCGGCACTGTGATTTGTGGACCTGAGAGATTGACGACCCATTGCACGGCTGGAGCGGCTATAAGAGCTGACCCTGCGCTGTTTGCATAATTTACGCTGAAATTGGAAGGATTGTAGACGTACATATTGACGCCGTCATTGCCTCCCCACAGCCAACCGGGTTGTCCTCCTTGCCCCGTCCAACTCCATGCTGTTTCACCGCCCTCTGTTAAGCGCAATCTGTCTGCATTGGCGGCACTGGGAGCTTTTGTACATCCGGCGGATGTCGTGACGATGTTTCCCAGATTGAGGGCATCTGCCTGAGCTTTCAGCCCGCTGGGGCTCCACCCGATATAGATCTTTTGTCCTTCCTGCCCTGCACCGCCTCCTTGCTGCACGGGCGTAAACCCAAGGTTTGCCTGCTTACTGTTCGCCAGATCATAGGCCGTCTTCACGGCCTTGGCCGATGCCGCCGCCGTTGAATCCGCCAGGCTCACGCTGTCCGAAATTTTGGTGAGCGCGGGCTTGTACTCCCCGCCTCCGGTCAAAAAGCTTTCCTGCTGTCCGGCGGTTGCGGGCGGCACAAGGCCGCTCGTCCCGGCGTTGCGCCCTCGTATTCGGGGACGGAGATGATACCGTTGTTGACGGTGATGCCGTCGCCTACGCGCCCGCTCAAGATCCCCTCGGACCATGGAGACCAGACGTTTCCATTGTTTTTTGATCTGTATGCCACACGAATGGCACCAGAGGTTCCTGCGCCGGATGCTATGGCCATCTGGTTAGTAAAAACACTCCCTTTACCGTTGAAGACGACCAGTTTAGCTGAAAATCCCGGCCCGTTTACGGTTCCCGCAAGACTGATGGCATAAACGCCTTGCTCAGTAAGCGTATTACAATCAACGGAACCCTTGGTCAGCGTATCGAATATCCCCCGCGCGCTCACCAGATCCTCAAGGTTCCCCCCTATCGCCACGTCCTTCGCCGTGATCGTGCCGCCCGCGTCGGACTGCGTGGTCTTCCCGTCGACAAGGTTTGAGGCTTGAGCGCGCTCGATCGCCTCGTTTGCCGTGTTCTGCGCAACTATCGCGGTAGACTGTGCTGCGTCTGCGGCTCCCTGCACTTGCTGAAAGAACCGTGTGGTTTGTCGCTCGAATTCGCTTCCGGAAAGCGGGCCTGTAGGGGGCTGGTACTGAAAATCAGGCATAAAACTTACCTCACTGCGGTTGTCCGGATATGCCGGAGCCGGGCTCGACCCCGGTATGAACATGGGTTTCCAAAACCTTGCCGTTGCTCTCAACCGTGCCGCCCGCGTTCGTGAGGCCGCCGGAGAACCGGGCCGGGCCGCCGTCGCCCTGCGCCGTGCCCGTCCATGTGATACTGCCGTTGATGCGTACGTCGGCGTTGATCGTGAGGCCGCTTTCCGCCGTCAGGACTGATGTTTCCCCGTGCATCGTCAGCTTGGCCACGCCTTCGATGGTAATGCCCTCGTCATTGACCAGCACATAGCGTTCCGGCGCGGCGTTCAAGAAGCCTCCAAGATAGAAACCGTCGCCTTTGCTCATGGCGCGGGCTGACCCCGGATTGACGGTACCGTCTGCGCCCCGGCTCTCTTTGAGCGATTCCGTATCGCGCATGGCGTAGACGGCGAGGCCGATGTCGCCCGGCTGCGGGTCGATGACGAGGGCATTTTTTCCGCCTTGAATGCGCAGGTACGGGAGTTTGAACAGCACGCTCTGCTCCTGCGCCTTCTGCTCGCCAGTCACGAGGTTGATAAGGGGCTGCACGTCGACGAAGCCGACCGGAGAGACACCCGAACCGGATACGGCAACCACGCGCACGGGTTCCGCCGTTGCGATGCGCCCGAGCATCTGGCTGATCATGAAGTCCTGCGCGTTGTACTCGCTGGAGTTTGTCGAGAGGCCGCGTTGTCCCTGCATTATTTCTTGTCCTTCTTCGGCTTCGCGCCGGGGTAGCTTGCCTTGATCTGGCTTACCCACTGCGTTGCGCCGGGGTATCCGGACTGCAATTTGTGGCTCAGGCTTACGATCTGCCAGAGGCCGGACGCGCGGGGGACGATGCTCTCAATGCGCACCGGGCCGCCAAGCTGGAGCTTCGGCTCGTAGATGCCTTTCACCGTCACGCCCTCGTTATCGAAGCTCGGATAGCCAATCATCCCGCTTTTCGCTGACCAGACGGGCGTCGAGCCGCCGTCATCGCTGCGAAGCGTCGCAAGCGGGGAGATGACCATCTCGCCATCGTCCACGATGAGGTCAATACGGGCATCGTGGGCAAGCTGCTGCGCCTGTTCCATCGGGCCCCCGACGATAGCGACATTGCGAATGGAAACGGACACGCCCCTGTTGACGAAAGCGAGCCCCATTTGCTTTGCCAACCCCTGCATGAGCGTGGATACGTCCTGCGAGCCCTGCGCCGTCAACGGCGGCACGGGTGTGATGCTGGCGACGTATCCCGTGATGCACTCAATATCGAAAGAGGGATCAGGGGCGGAATTGAAGTTCGGGACGGCGCTCACGATGTCGCCGGAGAACGCCAAAGACATTCCGTGCTCTTCATCGCCCGCGTACACGGCAATGCGGTTTTTCGACGCCTGCAACGGCTTGAACGCCAGCGTCGTCAGCGTCTCCATGTCCGCCAATGGCATGTTGAAAATCTTGACCTTGGCCTTGTTCTTCTCTTTTCCGCCCGGCTTCTGGATGTCCACATCCATGCCGAGCCGGATGATCTTGGTGTTCGCACCTTGCCCGGTAGCCGTGTTGAAGCCGCCCTCGGAGAGCGTAATGTGCGCTTCAAGCAGCTTTTTGGTGAAGCTCGTGTTCACAGCGTTTCCCCTTCTTCGACATAAACGAGCTGGAATCGGTCGCCGAGGCCCGACCAGTGCGGATCCTCTTCGCCCTGCATATCGACAAAGTAGAGCTGCCCCCGGAAGGCGAGATAGTCGTACAGCTTCAAGCCTACGAGATTGCGGCAGATGAACCCAGACCAGATGACCGTCTGGTCAATGGCAAGGTCGCAGTAGAGGTTCACGCCTCGGGAGATGAACCGGAGGGTACAGTTCTGTTCCCCAAGCACAATCTGAAGGCTCTGGTTCGGCTCCTGTCTGAGTGGTACGGTCATCATCCGAAAATCCCCTCGCGCAGCTTTTTCAGTGTGCTTTTTTGCGTCGTCTGCCCCTGCTGTTTCCCGGCATCCGTGGTGCTTGCGTCGGTCGAATTCTTTGCCTGCGCCTTGCTGATTGGCTTTATCGTTTCGTTGCTGTACTGCGGCTCGACCTGCCGGATTTCTTGCAACATGAGCCCCACAAGCAGCCTGTCCACACCGTTTTCGGCTTTGCGGTCGTAATCGTAGGAGACAAGGTTGTAGTCGAGAAACGTCTTTTCCGGGGTGACGATGCTCACGAGGTCGGTGCTGTCCGCCAGCTTGTCCAGCGCTGTCAGAAAGGCCGCAAGCTCGTCGCTCTTCCCCGTGCGGCCCAGCACGACCGACACCGCCGTGGGAGAAGCGACCTTGTTGTAATCCGCGAAACTCCCTTTCTCGACGGGGTTGGAACCGATTTTGTTCTCGGCCTTGATCGAGCAGGAAAAGAACGTGTCGAAGTCGAGGGCCTTGGCGCCGTCTTTATCGAAAATCGACCAGTTGCCGGGCTGTCCCGGCGGGAGCGCGCCGAATGCCATGTCAGTACCCGAATGCGCTGTCTGCTTGCGCGGTTTGATTACGAAGTGCCGGAACCATTCCTTGGGCCATCCCTTCCGCATCTGTAGCCTGCGTGTAGACCTTGACCTCACCCACATTGGTGGTTGACGTCATCTGACGAGAATTGTTGACGTTGCTCACGTTTCCCGGACGCGCATCTCCCGCGCGCACCTGCGGCGGCAGAATAGACGGGCGGACATCACCAACCCGCATCGAATCGGCAACGCCGCCAGGCTTGGCCTCAGCCTTCGTTTCTTCCGGTCGCGAAGACTCATCGCCGCCGAGCCAGTCTTTGATCCAGTCCGGAAGTAAATTGTAGAGCTTTTGGGCTACCCAATTCAGCATTTCGACAAGCGTATCATAAAGCTTTGTGATCCCCTTCCATATCCCATCGATTGCCGCGATGACCCCTTCCCCGGTCAACGAAAAGATGAGTATGAAAAACTTGGAAATGGCTTTCAGTGCCTCCCAGACACTCTCAAGAACGCTTTTTATACCTTCCCATAATGATTTGAATTGTGCCCCTATTTCTTCACCAGATCCAAATACTGACCAAAAATTTGAAAGCTCAGATTCTCCACCTTGGATATAAGTAATGAGATCTTCGATAACCAGCCCGATGGCACCAATAATTGCAATCAGCGGTGTAAACGGTGCAATAGCAGCCCACGCCGCCGTCGCCATCGCTGTCAATGCAGGAAGCATGAGTGTAGTAATGACCCCGGCTAATAACGTAAAGAAGACGATTACAAACTGCTTGTTCTCTTTCACCCACCCGAGGAGATCACTAAGCAAATTAGTCAAAAATGTAACCGCAGGGGAGACTGTACTGGCGAAAAGGGCTGAGATGGTGCGCCAAGCTGTATTAAGACGCTGTTGCGCTTCCCGTAGCTTCTGTGCGTTCTCAATATCTTGTTTGTCAAAACGGGCCTTCTCCTTTCCCGTTTTGATCAGCTTTTCAAGCTCTTTTTCTCCCATCATGATGAGTTTGATGCTTTCAGTATCGAAGCCGTACTGAGTGAGAAGGCCGTGCGCTTTGTCTTTCGGCATTTTTTCTACAGCTCTGGCAAATTGCAAAAGCATATCCGCGGATGAAGTGGCCCCTTCTTTAACGCCTTTGAGCGAGATTCCAATATCGTCAACGGCATCCTTGAACGGACCGGAGTCATGGAGAACGGCGTCATACATCCGGTCGCTGACGTCACCGAAAAGCTGAACCAGATCTTGCGTCTCGAGCCCGACTTTTTCCGCTGCATTCTGCCAGCCTTGGAACTCTTTGATGTCCATTCCCAGAGTCTTGCTCGCCGTATCTACTTCAAGGGCTGCGTCGGTAAACTCCGTGAGCTGACTTTTGATAAAGGCAACGCCACCGATTACCCCAAGAACTTTCGTGAGTGTTCCCTTGAGCCGCTCAAAGCTGAGTGCGCCCTTATCTCCCGTCTCTTTCAACGAGACGCCAAGTTTCCTTGCCGCATCATCGAGTGCGTCCAGACGAGTCTTAGACGCACCTGTACGGATAAGCTCTTCACGTAGGCGCTGATACTCTTTCGTCACCTCGCTGATTTCGCGGCCTTTTTGCACGGCTTCCTCAAAGGCGGCTTGCAACGAAGAGGCGGCATCGGCAGACTGGTCAAGCCCTTGGGCACCTTTGGCACCTGCGTCATATGTCGCGCGCCCCGCGTCAACGGCTGCGGCCTGCACGCCGTCCAGTCCTTTTTGGGCGTTCTGCACTTGAGCTTTGAAAGCCCCTGCGGAGAGGATGAGGGAAACGACGAGTTCACCTGCGTTCATGGAATTTGCTCCAGAGGCGTTGGTTGTGGCCGTCCACGGCGATGATTTCTAGCATCTCGTAGGCATCGGACAGGCCGTACACTGTCTGCATCTCGTGCAACGTCGCGAGGTTCCGGCTTACCGGGATGCCGACGCATCCGGGGAGGTTTGCGTAGTCCCGGAGCCCGAGGGGTTGAGGATCTGCGACAGGCGGGAGGTCAAGCCCTCGCCGCCCTGCAAAAAATCCAGACAGACGGCGATAGCCTCCCAACGCAGGCGGTAGATCGTGCCCACATCCTCGACATGGGCGTCGAGGTTTTGCGGGGTAAGCCTGATGGCGTCATCGGGCTTGCCGGGGTTCGGGACGCGGTAGATCTGTCCGAGAAGCTCGTCATAGAGCGGTTCGGCCTGTTCCCACCGGAGCCCCGAGAGCCCCCGGAGCCCTGCGGAAAGCAGCGCGGCGGTGTTCGAAGACGCGGAAAGCGTCCGGATGTCGGCGGGCATCTCGGAACCGAAGACGGCGAGCAGCGCACGGGCGGCCCATTTTTCCAGTTTCGTGACGGGCATTTCCTTGACTTTGAAGGTCTTCCCGGCGTCGCGGCCCTTCTCGATGGCAATGAGCTTTTCGTTGAGCATGACGGCCTCCACGGTTTAAAGCGGGCTCGCGGTCCACTGGTCGAAGGTGATGACGAAGGCGCTCGCCTGCAAGGTCTGAGCGGCGTTGGGGCTGGACTGTACGGAGGTGAGGCCGCCCCGTTTCCCGGTGATCTTCCGGTTGATGCTCGGCATGGCGAACTCGGCATTGCAGAGCATCACTTCCCGGGCGGTTTCCTGATACGTGGCCCAGTCTTCCATGATCTGGCGGCTCGGGCTGTCCGCCGCGAGAGTGATTGTCACTTCTTTGTTTGTCGGAACCCACCCGAAGGAGGTATGTCCGTCAACGCCCTTTTCCGCGACGATGGGGGTATTCGTGGCGACGCTGACCATCGCGTCGGTGCTGAAACCCTCGATCTGCACGGGGCTGTCATAGAGCCCGGGAACCGTCAGGAAAAGCGTGCAATTCGCCGCTGTAATCGTCATGTTGCCGAAGTTGTCAGCCATGTTTTACCTCATCACTGAATGGCCGTGGCGGGCATGACGATTTGCTGCACGCTGCCGCCGTCCATGTAGTAAAATTTGCATTCGGGGGACTGGCGCTGTCCGCGTACGGTCGCGCCGGGGTCCTTGACCTGCATGTACCAGCCCTGCGTTTCGAGCGTCTGGGAAACGTCAAGCCCGATTTCAGCAAGAAGCTGCACTTTTTGGGTGTTCGAGAGGGTCACTCCGGTGCGGATGGCCCCAAAGTCGAGAAACCGCGTGATGGTGTCGAGGCAGGCCGTGCGGATCATGCCGTAGCCGCTCTCGTTATACGGGATGCACTTTACGGACTTGAACAGATCAAGGAGGTTAAGCTGGAGGCCGTCTTTGATTGCGATGGCGTCAAGGTACGTGTCGAGCCAGCCCCATTTGCCTGAAACCTGCCCGTTCTGGAAAAACTTGAACTGGCTGGAGGCCGTGGCGAAGTCCGCATAGCAGTTGTAGCCATTGGCGATCAGAGCGTCATAGTTCTCGTCGTTGTCGCAGGTTACGGCAAGCCCTTCGCCCTGCTTGAATGCGAAGGTGAGCCGTCCGTTCGTCTCTTCAAAATTGATTGAGGCCGCCGTGCCCATGACCCACGCCGCAAGCTCGGGCGTGTTGAACACGGGCACCGTACCGTCGAGTTCGAGCACCTTGGCGATCTGATACCCCGCCGAGGCCGTGGAGCCCGCGACCTGCGCTGCGTTGTCGGTATCCCACATCACATAGGCGAAACGTGTGTCATATCCGGCGCACCACTGGGCGAGCGCGATCTTGTCGTCAAGCTCGGGTTCCCAAACCGTGGAGAACGTCACAAAATCACGGGCATACATGAGCACGTTGGTCATGCAGTCGGGGAGCGTCTGCGCGGCCATGCCGACGGACTGGACGGCCCCGGACTGCTCGGGGAGCAGCAAAAGCGCGCCGAGGTCGGTCCCGGCTTCCGGCGGCGTCGGAAAGGCCACGGCGGAACTTGCCCCGGTCGTCGGGCTGTCGATCTGGAACGCCCCGGTCTGGCTGGAGTACGTCACCTTCGCCCCGGTCGCGCCCGCCGTCGTGAGCGCGGTCTGGATCGTGTCCGCAACCTGCGAGAAGCTGGTCGCAGCGGACAAATCAACGGACGAAAGCGTGTGCGGCGTGTTGTCGATGGAAATGACCATCGCGCCGTTGGTGACGGCCTGCAACGCGGCGAGATTGGCCGTATACTTCGCGCCGCGCAGCCATGCGCCCACGGCCTCGCCGTTGTACCGGGCAAAGAATATCTTGTCCGGGAGGCTCGTCGTGTTCACGTAGCCGGAAAAGTACATGGAAGCCATGCCCGCCTCTTCCGAGAGCGAGCCGAAATAGTTCGCCACGGCCTGCGCGCTGGCGAACTGCACGACCCGGCCTGCGGGCAAAAGCTCGGACTGCGAGAGCAGGAGCCCGGCGAAGGTCAGGCCCGGAGTGCCGCCCTCAATGATGCGGGGGATGATTTGAACCAGTTTGTCGGCATTGACGCTCATTGCGCCCTCCTGTGTTTGCTATGCCAGCGGATGCACGGAAAGTTCCGCGTCGGTAAAAGTATCAATCTCAACGTGTTCAACGCGGTTCGCCTGAATCAGCACATTGAGCATAAAGCGGGGGTTGTACTGCTCGTCACCTTCCGCCTGCGTCATGTCCTGCGGGTCTTCGACGTACAGAGGGGCGATCCCGTAGGTTTGGAGGAAGCGGCACCCCACGCCGTCGCGCAGGAGCGTTGCGAGCGTCTGGGCACGGTCGGCGGCGGTCGGCCCATAGACGTCGAGCTGTACCCTGCGGCGCTGCGGCTGCACGATGGACTCCCCGCCGCACTCGGTCTGGTGCAGGTTCGTCGAGAGGCGCGTCATGGTCATCGGGGTGACGAGCACGTAGTTTTTCGTCTTCGGCTTGCTCACGCGGTTGACGTAGCCGCGTACAACAACGGCGGAATCGCCGAGGTAATGCTTACAAAAATCGCCGAGGGCCTGCACGAGGATGCCGTCACTCATCGTCTTCTCCCTTGGGCGGTTCCGTGGCCCCGACTTCCGGCGGCGCGGTTTCCCTGAGCTTCACGCACCGGATTTTCGTCCAGCCCGCCGTGGGGTTCCAGCGTTCCAGAACCTGATCGACCTGCCACTCGGCGCCATCCCAGTAGAGGAGATCGCCGCCCTGCTCCGCCGGGCGATCAAGGGCCGACCAGTCCCCGGAAAGGTAAAAATCGTGCCAGATCGTGTTCTGGCGCTGCTGCACGAGGAATTGCAGCGTTTTGTCGGCGACAGGCTGCGGCTGCGCCATGACTTCCACGGCGGGGGCCCATGCCGGGACCTGCTCATACTGCGCGGTTATGGTGAAGCCTGTGGAGACGAGAATCACGACCGACTGGAAAGGGTTCACGATGCCGATAAGCGGACGCACAAGTTCATGGAGATTCATCTTTTGACTACCTCGTAATTGATGGACTTGAGCAGGCTTCCGGAATCGATGAGCGTCCCCTTTCCCGCGCCCTTGGCGTTTTTGCGGCGCTTGGTGGATTCGGCGTTGTCCGGGGGCATATTGCTCTTGATCGTCTCCTGAATGTCGTCTGCCATGCGGCGCCCCACAAGCCGCATCGCCTCTTTCGGAGTCCGTCCGGCTTCCAACGCTTCCGCGAGGTTATCGCACCATGCGTCTGCCTTGGCATCGAGCGTTGAGCGCAGGAAAGGCCGGGAGGGGATGGTGACGGTGTGGGCTTTGACCGACGCATCCTGCGCAAAATCGCTTTTGCCCTTCTTTACGAACCGATTCCCGACGCTGCCGTCACGCTTCCGCTTGAAGTACAAGGTTTGCGTCCGCTCAGGGATTTCGATTGTTGCGCCGTATTCGTTGTACGCCGCATACTCCGCGACGGGAGTACCGCCTTCGCCCCGCGTCGCATTTTCGAGCACCCCGGCCTTCACGACGATATCGGGGGTAATGTACCGCTTGAGCAGCTTTTCGAGTTCTCCGGACACCATTACCCCCACGGATGCCAATACCGGGCGGCATAGTAGCGCCCGCCTACTGCATAGGGCTGGATGGCCTGCCAAAACGTCTGTCCGCACGGCGTCTGCGCGTAGAAGGCTTTCCCGGTGTTCTGGGGCACGGAGAAGCTGATACTGACAGTTCCCTCCGTCGCCGAGGCCACTGGCCCGGCCTGCCCCATCGGCCACAAGGCCAGCGTCGCCAAATGGCAGACGAGGAGGTACAGGAGCGTCTTGCGGATCATGACGCCGTGGACCGGGTCATAGGGAACCGGGGAAGAGTCCGTGTTGTCCAAGAGCAGACAGGCGACGTCGAACGCCTGCCGAAGCTGTGCATCGGTCAGGAGGGGCTGCCCGGTTTTCGGATCGACGAAGCGCGGGTAGCCCTCCCGGAACCCCTGCGGGTCAAAGACAACAACAGCCACGGTTTAGAACCCCGCCTTGCTCTGGAGCGGTTCGGTCTGCGCCTTGGGGTCGTTCTCCACGTCCACGGGCTCCAGCCCGTTGCGCAGTTCCGCCCTTTCGTCGGCCTCGTCCACAGCGTCGGCCTTGCGCTCCTGCGCGAAGATGAGGCCGGACTTGAAGATTTCCATGTGCGGGCCATAGGTCTTTTCGATGTACGCCCAATCGTCGGCATTCACCCGCGTCAGCCCGAACGCGCCCACGGGCAGCACGCCCTTTTCCTTTCCGCGCAGGCCTGCGGCGTTGCCTTCGATGAGCACCTTGCGTCCGTCGGGCATGGGGAACGTGATCCCGGTCGTCCGGTTCAGGGCGACCATCACGGTATCCGTCTTCGTCGCCTGCGCTGTTTCCGGGGCGGTATTCTTTTTGGGTCTGGCCATTATATCCCTCCGTTGTTTTGGTCATCATGGCAAAAGAGCCGGGACGAAATCACCGTGAACAAAGTTCGGCTATGCGGCACGGCGAAGGCGGTACTTGCCCAGCATGTTCAGGTCGTTTTTCAGGGCCAGCCGGAAGGCTTCGATCACGTCGACGTGGTACGCCTTCACGCTCCCGAAACGGCTGTCCTCGATTTCCCGGATTTCGTAATCCATACGGCGGGACATATCGGAAAGCTTGCGTCCCGCGACAGAGTACGCGGCTGGCGTATCCGCGAAGATGTCAAGGAACCACGGGATGCCCTTCACGGACTTGTAGTCCCTGCCCCGCCCAAGTTCGGAGGCGGTTGCCATCGCGGTGGCCTCGCGGCGGGAACCGATTTCGGCCTTGGTGCGGATCGCATCGTCGCGCTCGGCTTCGATGCGCCTGATGGTGTCCTGCGCGACCAGCACGGCGCGGGCAAGGATGGCTTCGGGGGTATCGTCCGGCTTGGCCATCAGGTAGCCGCCCGTCTTGCGGATGGAGGGGATGACCTCATGCGTCACCCACCGCTTGAACGCCTTGGCTTCGGGCTTGCGAGAACGCAGGATGAGGGAATACAGGCCCGGTTCGGAAATGATTGTCATTTCCTGCTTTCCACCGGGGGTGTCCATACTATGGACGTCCTTTTCATCCGCATCCAGAAGGGCAAGGCTTGAACGAGGGTTGCCCAGTTCAAGAATATCGCACACGTCTTTCGCCACGAACCATGGTTGCACCTTGCGCTCAACAACGCGAAGGAAACCGAACTGTTCATGCTCGAAAAAAGCCAAGGGGGAATTTTCCATCGCTGCACCTCCATAGTATTTTGGAGATGATGCAGCATGGGAGGAGATGGGCACACCGTGAACAAGGTTCGCATAGGGCAAAACAAAAGCCCCTTTCGGGGCGGCGGTGGATTTTTGGAACGGCCTATGCCATGATAGCCTCATCTATAAAATCTTAGGGGGAAATATATGGCTACGTTCAACGCACACATGAAAACATTGACTTTCATGCTGGCGGCACTTTTCATTTCTTGTGCCTCACTCTCGGCTTATGCCGAAGAAATGTCCACACGTTACAACATTCCAGAACGCTATGCCTTGTTGGTGGTAACGGGGGCAGATCCTTCGGCGCCACTTGATACGAAAAAACTTGGAGCAATCCTCTCAGAAGAATTTAAAAAGGCCAATATCGAGCAAATGCAGATATTAATTTACGACGAAGGGAAAAAACCGGGCGATGGTGCCCGAGCTTTTGGAGAGATAAGGAAAGACAGTAAGGTCGAAACTGCTCCCATTTCGGAAATTCCTCAAAGCAAGGCCGAAGCAAGGCTTCTCGTAGAAAAAGCCATGGGCTACGAGTGCTCCCCCAAAAAACTTTGGCAAGCCTATGAGGACAACGAAGTTGTTGCCGATGAAGACTTCAAGGGAAAGCCTGTCATCGTGACTTTCAAATGTCAGGGAGTTTCAAAGGATGCTTTAGGAAAGGCCTATATGAAAGTTCCTGTAGATCGTTCAGGTCTTTTGGGTCTGCACATTTACGTCGATATGAAAGATCCTAATCTCCGTAAGGTTAAAAAAGGTGACATCGTTACAATGCAGGCTTTCCCTCAAAAATTCCTGATGCGTTCTGTGATGATGGAAGGGACTATTGTTTTTGTAGAACACAGCAAGAAAAAATAACTAATATTTTGGGGAGTACAAAAGACATGGCTATGTTCAAGTGCCCGGATTGCAAATCCAAAGTTTCGACTTCCGCAACAGCATGTCCAAAATGCGGGCGCCCTGTAACTGAGGCTGACAGGAAAAAAGGGAATTCATCAGGGATATTCGGGAAAAAAATTATCAAATGGATAGGCTATATTTTCCTTATTTTCCTCGCTATTGGAGCATTCAAGGCGATAACGCAAACCCCAGAAGAAAAGGCCCGTATTGAAGCTGCCAATGAAGAGTATAAACAGCGTAAACAGGCTGAACGGGCCGCAGCCGAGCAAGAGAGAATAGCAAAAATGCCTCGGATCACGTCTGTCCAGCTTGTTCGTGAGTACAAGTCCAACGAAATTGCCGCTGACCAAAAATACAAGGGAAAAGAGATTATCATTACTGGAACAGTAAATGATATATCCAAATCCGTTACCGGGCTGGCAAGATTGACCCTCGAAGGGACAGGTTTCTTGGAAAACATTTTTGCCGATTTGGAGCGCGGGCAAACGGATTCTGCCGCGTCTTTAAGAAAAGGGGGGAAAGTTTCCCTCATGTGCACTGTTAAAGGTATGGCATTGGGTAATGTGGTAGCCGACGATTGCAGCTTATTACGATAGACTCTTTTTAAAGCCCCGTCCTGAGCGGGGCTTTTCTCTTTACATTTTCCACGTTTTGTGCTGTCTTTTTTTCACGGTGCTCGTAACACCATCCATAGGCGGACTCCGCCACCGACATCAGGCGTTTTTTTGTGCCCTTTTCGGAAGTCAAGACTCGTTTTGCCTTCTGTTTCCTGCTATAAAAGCATCTGTTGCCGGGTGTGGCCGATATGTCCAAGCGAAAGCTAAAGGCGGCCAGCTCCACCTATGGGGAGTTACGAACACCCGGCATCGCTATTCGTAGGCGGTGCCAACTCTCTATCCATAGGAGTGGCACATGTCACAGCTTTCTTCTTCCGTTTCCCTCCCCCAGATTGCCCATCGAGGCGTCCCCGTTGTTACCACCGAAACGCTTGCGCAGGCGTATGAAGTGGACGCTGTTTCCATTCGTAAGAACTTTTCCTGCAATAAGGAAAGATTCACCGAAGGGAAACATTACTATACTCTTTCCGGTAATGATTTAAGAGAGTTCAAGAACAGAGTTACCGAAAGTAACTCAGTTCAGATTGGAAAGAACTCTCGTTCCCTCACCCTCTGGACTGAGCGCGGGGCGGCCCGTCATGCCAAGATGCTCAACTCTGATCGAGCGTGGGATGTGTTTGAGCTTCTGGAAGAAACATTTTTTGCAGTGGTCAAGACAAAATTGCCCGTTGAACAGCCCGTGACGCTCAACGACGAGCTGATCAGCGCGTCGGAACGTGCCGAGCTCAAGCTCATCGTAGACGCCAAGCTCTCGACCTACCCCGCCGCTGTGCAGGGCAAGGCCCGTGCCGAAATCTGGGCGAAGCACAACCGCCATTTCCGCATCGCGGAATACAGCCAGCTCCCGGCCCGGCTTATGCCCGAGGCCCGCGAGTTCCTGCTTTCCGTCCGCGTCCGCGCCATCAACGCCATACCCACGGCAGAATCCGCGCTCCCGTACCCGCCGCTTCCCGTCGCATCGTCACTATACCGCGACCGCGTGAGGGCGCTTGAACGGCTCGAACAGGATTGGGGGGAACTTGCCACCCTGATCCGCGAACGGGCTTATGGGTTGGAAAGGGAGTTCCGCCGGGTGACGCAGGGAACGTATCCCGAACTGCTCCGGTGCGTCTCGTCATCCGGGAAGACGTCCGTTGACGCGCTTGTCCAGCTCATGACCGCCCCGACCTACACCGCCCGGCAAAACCTCGAATCCGCACTTGACGACATGCGCCTTGCCATCCGTGCCGCGAAGACCGCGAACAGGATGATGCTAGGGTAATCCTTGGCAAGCCTAAATGAATCATATAAGATTTTACCAACGGAGGGATTCCCCCATGTTGCTGTTCGATGATGGAAAAAAGCTTGAAAAGGCCGTCGGCGAGGAAGCCGCGAAAACCATAGTGGAAGTACTGGAACGCTTTGACGAGAGCCAAAGGAGTGCCAGCGCATCCAAGGGGGATTTGCGGGAAACCGAACTGCGCCTGTTGAAGGAAATCCAACAGGCCAAGGCCGAAACCATCAAATGGGTGGCGGGCATCATCACGGCGCAAACCGTGGCGATCATTGCCGCAATCATCGCGCTGATGAAATAGCTTGACCACAGCCACAATGATGCCGCCCAAAGATGCAAAGAAGCCCCAACCGTTAAACAGACGGTTGGGGCTTTCGCATGGAGGGAAGGATGGGGCTACGCTCCAGTCATTTGCGCGAACGCAAAGGGCATGAGCACGATGCCGCCGTAGGTGGTGCCGACGAACTTCTGGCGAAAGCTGGACAGGTCGGGCACGACGCGGCCTGCACGCATCTTTTCTCCGAAGGCCAGCGTGCCGGAGCGCTGCCCGTTCACTTCGGGGGCGATGAGGAACATGGTTTCCCCGGCGGTCATGCTGTGCAGTTCGGGGACGGTCACGATGTCGATGCGGGTGAAGTACCGCTTCAACATATCCAGCACGGACACGTTGAAATCGGTAGCCGCGCCGAGGCGAACGGCCAGTTCGGGGGAGAGGCAGAGTTTCAGCGGGGTATCCTTGTCGATGAGGCCGCTGGACTGCTCGGAGAGCTGTGCGAACAGCGCAAGGACGTCATTATAGATCTGCACCGTGGTCTTGTCGGCCCATTTCGTGGAGCCGCCCGTGCCCGTGGCCCCGGCGGTGATGGCCGCAGGGAGGTTCGGGTCGTTCAGGATGCCGTAGATTTCCTTCCCGGCGACACCGAGCAGATAGAAGCGGTTCTGGTCGATGTCGATGACGTTGGCCGCCGCGCGCTGCTTGGAGGCCGCGAGGTTGACTTTCGCCGTGCTCGACATGTCCACTTCAAAGTCGCCGTAGGTGATGGACGTCTGGAAGACGTACTGCACGCGGGTCTGCCATTCGGAGTTCACGCCCGAAGTCGTGCCGTTGGCATAGTCGGAATACGGCTCGGTCTTTCCGGTCATTTCGTCCACGCGCCACTTCATGTACGGGGTCGTCCAGTCGCCCTTCTTCTCTTCACCGAAGATTTCACGGGCGCGCCGGGGCGCGGTCAGGATTTCGATGACCATCGGGTCGATATACGCCAGAAGCTCGGCGGGGACGGTCGTGTTCGGCGTAGTGATGAGCGCGGCGTCCTGCGCGATGCGTGCGCGGTTCTCCGGGGTTGCCCACATGCGGGCGCCCGGGAAGATGAAGCCGTAGCGCTTGGCCTGTTCAAAAGTCGGATTCATGTAGTACCTCCTACGCTCCGGCGGCGGCTGAGCCGCGGGTGGGGGGGGCCTGG